AAGTGTCTTTTTTATTGTAAAGAAGTAAAGGAGTGATAACTGTAAATATGGATAATAAAGAATTAAGTCAACAGCAATTAAAAGCAATTGAGTTATTACTCAAGGGAACTAGTATTAACGATATTGCAAAGATTACTGGAGTTAGTAGACAAACAATATCAACATGGAAGAATAAGAATGAAGTGTTTAAGGCTGAGCTTGACAAAAGCTTACAGGACTTAAAATCTGAGGTTAATAACAAGATACTACTTAATATAGAGCCATTAGTTGATAAGCTTGTTAGAATCGCCCTTAAGAGTAATAGTGATAAGACTTCACTAGATGCTATTATATATGCTATCAATAGGTTGTGTGGAACTCCTACTAATAAGACACAGGATATTACAGCCAACAAAGATAACGATAAAGATATTAATATAGATGAGTTGCTAAGCGAAATAAAAGAAGATAATAACAACTAAATATATAGTATCGAAAAGTATACTATGTGAGACTATTAATATTTAAACAGATTAAAGCCATTTACAGGCAATGAAACCACAATAAAAGGGTATCAAAAATATATGTTGACATTTTGATACTATGAGAATATAATAAGAGTATGAAGAAAGCTGGTGTGGGGGTAGGTTCTAAATTTGAACCTTTGTTCCCCTCGGCGCTGGGCTCCATAAAATTTTATTATATTTTTATAGTTGAAGGAGATGTCCACATGTTATATTTTGCATACCATAGAACGTCAACAAAAGAACAGCATTTAGATAGAGGTATACATGAAATAAATCAATTTATAGAAAAAGAAAATATTGAACTGGTTAATGAAATTTATAACGACCAACAAACTGGTAAAAATTTTGATAGACCATCATATGATAAAATGATTAGTGATATAAATCTTATAAAAAAGGTTAATCCAAATGAACAAATAGCCTTGATTTTAACGGAACTTGATAGGCTTGGTAGAAATAAGCAACTAATTCTAAAAGAAATAAGAAAGATGCAAGATAACGGAATAAGATTAATGGTATTAGAAATTCCAACAACATTAATTGAATTACCTAAAGATAGTTCTATAGCTACTATGATTATGGAAACTATAAATAATATGCTTATAGAAATGTACGCTTCATTCGCTCAAGCTGAATTAGAGAAAAAAGAAAAAAGGCAACGTGAAGGTATTGCAGCTAAAAAGGCAAGAGGTGAATGGGAGGATTATGGAAGACCAAGAGCTTTGGAATTTGATAAATTTTGTAAGGAATATAAAAGAGTTCTTAACGGAGATATTAAACCAGTAGAATGTATGAAATTGTTAGGAATAACTAAACCAACTTATTATAGATATAGAAAAGAATATGAAGAAAGTAAATTAGTATAAAATTAGCACTTAGAGTTTATCTAGGTGCTTTTATTATTAAAAAAAGTAATAATATATTGTTATGAATAGAAATTGCTCTTGAATAAAAACAATAATTAAAATGATAAACTATTAAAGGATTATAATTCTTATTGTAGAATATTGTATTTTATGGAGTGATTTAAATGAAAAATAATGAATTGCAAAAAGATTTAACTAAAATTATAGTTGATGATTTTGGGTCAAAACTTACAAAGCCTGAATTTAACCAGTATGTAACAAAATTAAGAGATTATTTTATAAGATATATCATTGAAGAGAAGAAATACACAGGAAAAGTTTTAGATTTATTTAAATTTGATTTAGGTAAAACTGATATAATCAATAGTGTAATTTATTATGTTGTATATAATGAAAATGTTAAAAGTAAGTCAGCAATAGATGATTTCTTAATAGCTTTAAATATGCTATTTGAAGAGGTTATAAATGATAAATATTTTAATCAGAATCTAAATAACCTACAACCATTTTCTAAACTAAGTAGTGAAATTGCACAAAAAATAGAGAAAGATGGAATTAAAGATTTAACAGAAAAGGAAACTTTTCCAGCAATATTAGATGAAGAATATAAACTAATTGTTGAATACTTAAATAATATGGTTTTAAAATCTTTGAAAGCCTATGAAGTTAAGGTAATAATAAAATTATTGTTACTTTATGGCTTTAGTTTTGATAGAATTATTAAATTGAAAACTAAAGATTATTGTTCAGAAAAAGGTACTTTATCTATAATGTATGGTAATTCCAATAGATCAAATCTTATATTAGAATTGCCTTATGAGCTAAACAAACTAATGAAATCATGTTTGGAAGTCAGAAATAAAAAATATCCTGATGTGGAGAGTTTATTTGTAACAACAGAAGGTACTACAATAACACATGCCTTTCTTTCAACTACATTTAAGAATATTAAAAAGTTATATATACCACCAAAAAGTAACCGCTATGATAATAAAAATACTTTTACAACTACTGGGTTAGCTAAATATGCTGTCATTCAAATGATACTTGAAGGTATGAATCAATCAATAATTCTAGATTTAACTGGATTTAAAGAAGACCAGTTCTCATATTGTCAAGATTATGTAAATGAATTGAAAAATCTTAATCGAAATAGATATGTAAATCATATTATTAGAGGTATTTCAACCTATGATGATATATAAAAGAATATATTTGAGTAAAATATCTAAAGAGCAAACAAATTAGTTTGTTCTTTTTATTTATAATAAAAATGGAGGTGCTAAGATGATTTACTTTGATAATTTAGAATTTGATACACAGATTAAATATGAAGTCTATTTACTTAATAAATATTTAATTAAACATTATGATAGTGAAACATCTAAAGCACTTTTAAGGGTAAATAATAATAGCTTAGATAAATTAGCTAGGGCGTTAGGTGAAATAGATATAACGTTTTTCTGTTTATATTTTATGAGTGATACTTTTGTTGTTAAAGGTTTGAATGAAGATGGTACATATCCCATAGATCATAAGCCTAATGCAGCAAGAGAACTTTCAAAGGCACATTATGAACTATGGAACATTGCGGATGATGTATTTATCAAAGATAGGTACGATAAGTTAGCGGTATTAGAACCTAGGGGATTCGCTAAAACAACTATTTTTGATATGGCTATTTCCGTATGGCTGCATTGTTATAAAAAATCTTTATTTACACTTATCGGTGCTAAGACTGATGGAGATGCTACACAATTTTTAGATTCTATTAAAAAAGTATTTAATGAAAATGAAAAGATAATAAATACTTTTGGGAAGTTGATTAACCCTAAAAAATATACTGTTAATTCTAATGAGGTTGAATTTACTAATGATACTTATATTAGAACCGTTGGTTCTGGAACTTCTGTCAGAGGTGCTAACTGGGGAGGAATTAGACCAACTGTATTTATTGGTGATGACTTCCAGGATGAAAAGAATATTTTAACTGATGCTGCTAGAGATAAACAATATAATAAATGGACTAAAGAAATTGAACAGGTAGGAGATAAAGCTGTTTATAGAAAAGGTAAGAAAGTTAAACAAGCTACTAAGATAATAGCAATAGGAACTGTATTGCATATAGATTGTCTTATGTCTAGGTTAAGTAGAAATAATGATTACTATACTATTTTAAGAAGGGCTATTATTTTAGAACCTAACCAAACAGTAGAGGATATATTTGAAAGTGAATTATGGCTAGAGTGTAAAAAGATTTACTTTGATGACAAGTTAGAGAAAGAACAGCGTAAAGAAAAAGCAAAACAATTTTATGAGAACCATAAGGAATATATGAAGTTTCCTGTACTTTGGGAGGAAAAATGGGATTGTTTTAATGATTTAGCTATACCCTACTGGGAAAATAGAGCTTCTTTTATGAGTGAATTAATGAATGATGCATCATCTATAGGTGAAAAGTGGTTTAAAAGTGTTGCTACACAAACTAAAGAAGAGATTGAAAATCATGAATTTATTAAAACAATGTTATGTGTAGATCCTGCATCAACTACCAATAGGAAATCTGACTTTACTGCTGTAATTGTTGGTTCTAAAGCAACAAATGACTTCACTTATATAAAGGATTTAATCATGAAGAAATTAAGTTTTGAACAATATTGTAAGGAAGTTGTTGAAATGCTAGAAAGGAATCTTGATGTAACACATATAAATATTGAAAAAAATACTTACCAGGGCGCAGATGTTGTTAAAATAAAAGAACTAATAGAAAAAAGCTCAATACTAAAAGGGAAATCCTATGAATGGATTAATGAAATGCAAAGAAAAAATAAAGATGAAAAGATATCTACAGTCATTGACCCAATTAATAATGGACAAATAGTTGTTTGTTCTGAATGTGAAGACAGTAAGGAAGCAATAAAACAAATAAAAGACTTCCAGGGACAAATGTATACTGTACATGATGATATGATAGATTGTATTTCTGAACTTGAAACTAAAATTAAAACTATTGAGGTTGTTAGCAAGGTTACTATTCTTGATAGAAGAAAATTTGGATTGTAGGAGGTGATTGAAATTATAGATATAGACTTACTTAAAAAAGCATATGAAGAATATCAAAGCAATAAAATTACTTATGATAAAATGTATGAGTATTATAAAGGCAATACTGATGCAATGGCTAATTATAAAATGGTTACTGAAAGGTCAAATAATAAAACTCCAGTTAACTATATTAAGAAATTTATTAAAGAAGAAGTTAGCTACAGTGTTGGGAATGATGTAAATTATATTTCTAAGAGTGGAAATGAAAATATAGTAAATGATATAGATTACTATATTGACCATTGGAGTGAAGGTCACGATAGTAATTTAACTAAAAATATGCTTATATATTCACTTGCTTATGAATTATATTATGTAGATAAAGAAGGTCAATTTTCTAGCAAAATAATAAGTCCACGAGAAGGATATGCTGCCATAGATGATTTTGGTAACATATCTTTTTTTATGCACACATATAAACTTAAATTTGATGATACAACTTATATTGACGTGTATACAGATAAAGAAATATTACATTTTAATGATAAGTTTGAGAAAATTAATAAACCTACAAAACATATTTTTGGTGCTGTGCCAGTTGAACTAGCTAAATTGAGTGAAGAAGGGAAAGACGATACCTTATTTAAAGACTTGAAGGGGCTACAAGATGCTTATGAAACGAATTTATCTGATATAAGCAATGAAATAAGTGATTTCAGAAATGCTTATATGGTACTTACTGGAGTGAGTATAAATGAGGATGATATTCCAGAGATGAAAAAACTTGGAGTAATGCAGATTAAAGACAAAAATGGCACTGCAGCTTGGTTAATTAAAAATATTAACGATACATTTATCCAAAATACTCTTAATACTATGGAAGATAAAATGTATCAGTTATCCAGCCATATTAACCATAATGAGAAAATGCAGAGTAATTTATCTAGTTTGGCACTTAGAGCTAGATTAATAGCTTTAGAAGAAAAATGTAAGCTTAATCAAAAATCTATAGCTGATTGTATTAAGACTAGATTAAAGTTTTTATTTATATATTTAAAAGTAATAAAAAATATTGAATATGACTTTAGAGATATAAAAATTAAGTTTACACCTAATATTCCACAAGATGATTTAATGACAGCACAAGTAATATCACAGCTAGGGGATAAGTTGTCTACTGAAACTGGATTATCATTATTGAGTTTTATTGAAAATCCTAAAAATGAGTTACAGAAACTTAAAGATGAAAATCCAATAGATTTAGATAATTTAGGATTTGAAGGTGATGACTAATGAATAAAGATGAAAAATTTATTAAAAGTCTTTATGATGAAGCTAATGAACAGCTAAAAGAAGTTTATAAAGAACAAAAACAAAATAGAGATGAGTTATTAAGAGAAATAGCATTAATTATGCTTACTTATACTATTATAGATGGTTTAATGAGCCTTAGGAGCAGAGATAAATCAAAGGAATACAAAAGGTTGTCTAAGGTAATTACAAGCACCACACAAATCCAAAAAGGTACACAAACACGTGTTATAAATAATATTTTAAATAATACAGTTAGAAATACTTTTGATTTTTATTCTTATAATGCTAGCTTAAAAGATGTAAAAAAAATCATAGAAAATAATTTTAAAGGGAAACATTTTTCAAAACGTGTTTGGGATAATGAAAAAAAAGTTGCAGAGCATCTGCATAAACAAGTTAAAAAGTTTCTTGATGGTAAGGTAAATGTTAACCAAATAAAAAAAGATATAGTGAAAACTTATAATAGTAGTGCTTATGAAGCTAAAAGGTTAACTGAAACTGAGGTTGCTAGATGTTCTAGTAACGCTTTTGATAGGTTTTGCATGGAAACTGGCGTTAAAAAATTAAGATATAATGCTACTTTATGTAATACCTGTGATAAATGTATGGCTGATCACAATAAAATATTTGACTTTAAAGATAAGATAGAACTGCCAAGACATCCGTTATGCCATTGTTTTTATACTATAGAAGATAATGAAGTTAAAAAATCTAAAATAACTGAAGATGGTGAAAATAATTATAAAAAAGATGTTTCAAAAATAAATAATGATGGTATAATAAGTAATAATAGTTGGTTAAACTCTAATTTTTCTAGTGAAAAGAAATTTAACAAGCATATAGAAAAACATTTAAGTGAATATGAGAATATTACAGAAGAAAAATATTTAGATATTGCAAGAAAGTTATTGGCAGCACCATTAAGTGAAGATATTGAAGGTTTTATAAGTGAAGATGACTTTATTTTTAAGTATAGAAAAAGCACTAATGACTTTTCTATAGGAAGAAAAGATGGTTATATATCTACTTTATTTAAACCAAAAGATAAATATGATTATTGGTTACAACAAATAAAAGATTATAAGAAGGAGGATTAGATATGAAATGTCCAGTATGTAGTAAAGAAGTAGATTTATTTGATATTTGTGATAATTGTGGATGGCAAAATAATGGATCTAAAGAAAAAGAAGAAGATTTACAAGGACCTAATAAAATGACATTAAGGCAAGCGAAAGAAGCTTATAAAAAAGGTGAAAAAGTATTATAATGAGCACTTACTAAGTAAAAAATAGTAGGTGCTTTTATTATGCCTAAAAATAAGGAGGCCTGAAAATGAATGAAGAAAATAATAAGAAAAAGGTAAGAAGGTATGTGGATAAATTGGTGGTAAACAATTATATTGTACAAGATGTCGTTAGGGGATTGTCGGAAAGATTTGAGGTGGATTTAATACCAGAAATAACCTCAGAACCGTACAATGGGAAAACAATAATTGAAGTTTATGAAGTCTTGGGGAACTAAGGCTTTTTATTTTACAAAAAATTAAGAGTGTCTTTAGTCTTAATGGGTTAAAGGGACAAATAGGAGGAAGATAAAATGTTAAAAAAAGATTTATTAGAATTAATAAAAGATATTGAAGATGATAAAGATGTTGACGAAATATTGGCAACTAAGTTTGGTGGTTTAGATATGTTTAAGCAGAAAATAAATACTGATAAAGATTTTAAATCTTTTGTAGATAGTTTAAAAGACCAGCACTTAAATAAAGGATTGGATACTTGGAAACAAAATAATCTACAAAATTTAATAGATGAAAAAATTAAAGAATTATATCCGGAAGAAGATCCAAAAGATAATGAACTTAAAAAGTTAAAATTAGAAATGGAGAATATGAAAAAAGAAACTTTAAAAAAAGAGTTGACTAATAAAGCGCTTAAAATAGCTACTGAAAAAGGTCTACCAACTGATTTGGTAGATTATTTTATTGGGCAAGATGAAGAAACTACAAATAAAAATTTAGAAACTTTAGAAAAAGTATTTACTAATAAGTTAGAAACTACAGTAAAAGAAAGACTTAAAGATAATAGTTATACACCACCAAGTGGAGGTGCTGGAGTTGATAACCCTTGGAGTAAAGAACATTTTAATTTAACAAAACAAGCCCAAATATTAAAGGAAAATCCAGAGCTTGCCGCACAATTAAAGTCGGCAGTAAAATAATTAAATTTTTAGGAGGAATGAAAAATGGCAGCAACAAAAATAAGCGATATTATAGTGCCGGAGGTATTTAATCCTTATGTGGTACAAGAAACAAATAGATTAGATGCGTTTGTTCAATCTGGAATAATAGCGAGTGATCCAGAGTTGGACGTTTTAGCAACTAGCGGAGGTATAATTGTTAATATGCCTTACTGGAACGATTTGGAGGGAGATTCAGAGGAACTTTCTGATAATGGTTCATTAACTGTTAATAAAATTACAGCTGGACAAGATAGAGCAAGATTACACATGAGAGGAAAAGCATGGGGAGTTAATGACTTAGCAAAAGCTTTAAGTGGTGATGACCCAATGGCAGTTATAGGTCAAAAGGTTGCTAAATTCTGGGTAGGAGAAAGAAGCAAAATATTGTTTAAATCTTTAGCAGGAATTGAAACAACAGCAGCAAGCAACGTACATGATATATCTACAAGTACTGGAGCAGATGCTTTAATTAGTGTTGGTACTACACTTGATGCAAAGCAAAAATTAGGTGATAACGCTTCTAAATTAACCGGTATAGCAATGCATTCGGCTGTATATACTAAATTACAAAAAAATAATGAAATTGAGTTTGTACCAGATTCAGAAACAAAAATTAATATACCTTATTATTTAGGTCAATATAGAGTTATAGTGGATGACCAATGTCCAAACAATGCAGGAACTTATACAACTTATTTATTTGGACAAGGAGCTTTTGGTTTAGGGAACGGTGCGGCACCAATACCAACTGAAACTGATAGAGATAGTTTGGCTGGGGAAGATGTATTGATTAATAGACAACACTTTTTATTACATCCAAGAGGAATTAAGTGGACTGAAACTACTGTAACTGGGAAAACACCAACTTTTGCAGAAATTGCTACTGCTGATAATTGGAGTAAAGTATATGATACAAAGAATATTAGAATAGTGATATTTAAGCATAAAATAGCATAATAAAAGGAAGTCTAAACTTCCTTTTATTTGTGTTTATGGAGGTGTATAAATGGGTTTAGCTACCTTTAATAGAATGAGAAGACAATTAGAAAAAGAGAAAAATAAAATTAGTTTGGAAGATATGACAATTAAAGAATTAAAAGAAGAATGTAAAAGGTTAGAACTAGAAGACTATAAAAATTTAAAGAAAGAAGAATTAATTGAATTACTTAGGGGTGTTTTAAATGACTAATGAGCAAAGAAAGGCTGTTTTAGTTATTAGGAACTATTTAAACAACGATTTAGAAGATGATTATATATTAGAAAATTATGATTTAGCAGTAGAGCAGTTAATTAATAATGCTGCTAAATTAGAAAATATAAAAACTCCTGGAGTTAAGTCTATGTCTGAGGGTAATCAAAGTATAGCTTTTGAAAATGGTGCTAGTGCATGGAATATAACAGATGATGTTAAAGCTTTATTGCCTACACCATACGTAAGGATGTGGTAGCATGGGGGTTTTATTTAAAAATGCAGATATTACTATATACAATAGGTATTATGACAATAATTTAGGTGCCGATATGTACCAAAGGGCAGTTATTGAAGGTGTTAATTGGCAAGGCAAAAGGAATGGTAGTGTTAACGATAAAGGCTTATTACTTGAGGATAGCACGCTTATATTTATAGATAAGTTAGATAATTATATAAGTCCTAAGAGATTTTTAAAACTATCTGATCAAGAAAGACCTAATTACTTTACTTTTACTCCAGGAGACAAAATTGTAAAAGGTGAGGTAGATTTTGAAATAACAGGAGTATCACCATATCGAATAGGTGACTTAGATAAAAATTTTGATGATGTTATAGATATTAAGTCAGTTAATCCTCTTTCTAATCATATTGAAGTGGAGGGAGTATAATGTCCACTACAGTTAGAGTACAAATTGATAAGACGCAAAAAATTTTATTAAAAAGACAGTTAAATAAAAATGGGCAGGCACAGGTTAAGTTTACTAAAGAAGTAGCTAAAAATTGTAATAACTATGTACCATTTCTTACAGGACGACTTAAAGATATGAGTGTTGAATTAAAAACAGATAAAATAATTTGGAGTGCTCCGTATGCTAAAAAACAATATTACCTTAATAAGGGTGGTAACAGAGGAGCCTTAAGGGGCAAGTATTGGGATAAAAGAATGTGGAGTGATAAAGGCGATAGAATTGTACAAACAATAGCCGATTTTGCTGGAGGTAGGACAAGATGATAATAGATAGTTTAAGAAATTATATAAGGAAATGTCCTCATTTAGATACCTTTAATAATGCTATAAGGGTAAATGTAAATTATTTAGCTCCAGACACTGATACTTATTCCATAGAAGAAATCCCAATAGAGCCTATAGTAAAAAAATACGTAAATGAAGATAGTATACGCCAATATGCTTTTATTTTTACGTCTAGAGAACCTTATGGAGCAGACGTATTGCAAAATATTGACAACTCGGGGTTCTATGAAAAGTTTGCTGATTGGATAGAAGAAAATAACAATAATAATATATTGCCAGTGTTAGAAAACTTAGAACCTTTAGAAATTAAAGTTACTAGCACTGGCTATGCTTTTGCCGTTACAGAAGATACGGCCCAATTCCAAATACAGCTTAAATTAAAATATTTTAAGAAAGGAATGATATAATTGGCAGTTAGAAAAAGAAAAATACAAGCTAATTACTTAGAAGTAGCGGGTGCATTTGAGCTACTAGGAACAGGCTTTACAGAGTTAAATGAAAGTCCTTCAGCCCAAACTACTTCTAAAAGATATATAAATCAATCCAGTGCTTCACAAAGTATTACTGGTTACGAATGGACAAGTGACTATACAGCTGACCAAATTAATAGTGAAAAAGCTATAGAATATATAAGAGAAATAGGAGAAATGCAAAAAACGGGTCCAGATACTGAAGCAGATTATTTAATAGTAGATTTGGATAAACCAGCAGCAACAGAGGGCAGTTATAGAGCTAGAAAAATAAAAGTTGCTATATCTGTAGATAGTTTTGAAGATAATGACGGAGATTTAGGAGTAACCGGTTCTTTCTTAGGAATTTCCGACCCTGTGGAGGGTACATTCGATACAACTACTAAAAAATTTACTGAAGGTTTTGCACCTAAAACAGAAGTTGAGGAGGGTAAATAATGAAAATTAATGGAGTGGAATTACCAGATTTAGAAATACTTGATTTGGAAGTTGCTGAAAAGTACGAAAAGGCAATTAAGGGTATTGAAGGAATGGCTGAAAAAGTAAAAGACATGACAATAGCTGAGAGTATTAGAACTCAATGCACTGCTATTTTTAAAGTGTTCAATGATTTGTTTGGTAAAGGTACAGATAAAAAAATATTCGGGAATAAAGTCAATTTATTAACTTGTTTACAAGCTTTTGATGAGCTTATAACTCAAACAAATACATCTCGTGCAGAAGTTGAAAAAATAGCTAATAAATATTCCCCCAATAGGGCAGCTAGAAGAAAGAAAAAATAATGAATATGCTAATAGATTTAGTCCCAACTACGGTTGGAATAGAGGGCGAGGAGTATGAGATTAACTCTAACTTTAGAGTGTCCATACTCTTTGAGCTTTTAATGCAAGATAATAAACTAAGTGAAGAAGATAAAATCATACAAGCTTTACAACTTTATTATCCTGTTATACCACCTAATATTAATGAAGCTGTAGATAAAATATTATGGTTTTATAGATGTGGAAAAGACATAACACCATCTAAAGGTACTGGGAAGGGGAAAAGTACGCAAATATATAATTTTGAATATGATGATGATTATATTTATAGTGCTTTTTTAGACCAGTACGGAGTTGATTTACAGGATATAGAGTATTTGCATTGGTGGAAGTTTAAGGCCATGTTTAAAGCCTTAAAAGAAGACAATGAAATAGTTAAAATAATGGGATATAGAAGTATGGATTTATCTAAAATTAAGGATAAAGAGGAGAAAAATTATTATAGAAAAATGCAAGAACTGTATAAGATACCTATAAATAAAGATGAAAAAGATAAGTTAGAAGAAATAAATAATATTTTACTAAATGGTGGGGATGTTGGTAACCTATTGTAATATATTCCTCTAATAATATATAATTATGTTATGGGAGGGAGTATAATAATGATATTTGGTAAGAAAAATAAAGAGGGAAACAGGGCTGTAAACTTAACATATATTGATGGAATTGAAACTTATAGTAGGGGTACAGCTGTGGAAGTAAGTATAAATGAAGCTAATGAATGCTTAACTGTTAAAGCTAGAGCATTTAAAAAAGCTGATATTCACTTAAAGCTTGATCAGATTACAGGAGTAAATGTAGTTAGTGAAAAAGAGATAATTGAAAAAAGTAAAAGTACTGTTGGTAGAGCTGTAGCTGGTGGAGTGTTATTAGGACCTTTAGGTGCTATTGTAGGTGGTATGAGTGGAATTGGTAATAAACAAAAATCAGAAACTCATTATTTCATGATTATTAATTATGAATCAAGATCTGAAGAGATAAAAGTATTATCCTTTGAAATTGTTGGAGCAAGTTTACATTGGTCATCATTTGCAAAAGAATTAAGAAGTAAAATAAATGCTGAAACATTAGAGAATAAGGAAGTATATTTATAACACTTGGGAAACCAGGTGTTATTTTTTATGCTTAAAAGAGGTGATTAATATTGAAGAAGTAAGATGTCCTAATTGCAATCAACTTTTACTCAAGGCCGATTATGCTAAGGGAGAAATAAAATGTATTAGATGTAAAAAAATAATTCAATTAGAAATTAATCAAGGAACAGAGCCAAACCACACCATAGAGTAGTGAGTGAGCCTGTCTTTTTTATTTTATATAAAAGGCAGGTGGAAAATATATGGCAGATGGTAGCATTGTTATAGATACTAGAATTGATAGTAGTGGTGCTGAAAAAGGAGTAAGTAAATTAAATAGCATAGCTAGAGCTGGTGCAAAAGGTTTCGGAATTGCAGTAGCTGGAGTCGCTACTGCTGTAGGTGGTTTATCTATTGCAGCAATCAAAGTTGGTTCTAACTTTGAAGAAGGTATGTCAAAAGTTCAAGCCATTTCAGGAGCTACTGGAGAAGACCTTAAAAAGCTAACTGAAAAAGCTAAAGAGATGGGCGCTAAAACGAAATTCTCTGCCACAGAAAGTGCGGAGGCCATGCAATATATGGCCATGGCCGGATGGAAAACTGGAGATATGTTAAACGGTATTGATGGAATAATGAATCTAGCTGCAGCGTCTGGGGAAGACCTGGCACTGGTTTCTGATATTGTTACAGACGCCCTCACTGCGTTTGGTATGTCTGCTAAAGATAGTTCCCAATTTGCAGATTTACTAGCTAGTGCAGCTAGTAATTCAAATACCAACGTTTCAATGTTAGGTGAATCTTTTAAATATGTTGCTCCAGTTGCAGGTGCTTTAGGACATAGTGCTAAGGATACCGCCTTTGCATTAGGACTAATGGCCAACGCAGGTATAAAGAGCAGTCAATCGGGTACAGCACTTAGGGCTTCTTTAACTAATCTAGCACATCCTAGTAAGCAAATGGCTGAAGAAATGGATAGATTAGGCATATCCTTAACTGATTCTAATGGAAAAGTTAAAGAAGGGAAAGCTCTTTATGATGAATTAAGACAAAAGTTTAGCGGATTAAGTGATGCTCAAAAAACTCAATCAGCAGCAACTATTTTTGGTAAAGAAGCTATGTCTGGAATGTTGGCTATTATTAATGCAAGTGATGAAGATTATAATAAACTTTATAATAACTTAAATAATTCAGCGGGCGCAGCAGAAAATATGGCTAAAGTTATGAATGATAATTTAAAAGGTAAAGTTACAATATTAAAGAGTGCTTTAGAAGGTCTAGGAATTGCTGCATATGAAAAATTCCAAGAGCCTATGAAGCAAGCTGTTGAATCAGTAACAAAATCAATTGAAAAGTTATCTAATAGTATGAATGGCGGAAAACTAGAAGAAAGTATTTCAAAATTAGCAGATTCTTTTGCTAATTTAATATCAAATGTAGTGACATTTATAGCGGATCATCTTCCACAAATTATTGATGGATTGACTTGGATTATGGATAATGCTAGTTTTATAGCTTCGGGAATAGCAGGAATAGGAACAGCATTAATGGTTTTAAATGTTGCTAATATGATCATGGGATTAGTTGAAGCTTTTAAAGCTTTTAAAGCAGCTAATGAAGGAGCAACTGTAGCACAATGGTTGCTAAATGCTGCAATGGCAGCTAATCCTATAGGATTAGTAATATCGATTATAGCTGGATTGATAGCTGGAATAATAGTTCTTTGGAACACTAACGAAGGTTTTAGAAATGCTGTAATAGATGCATGGAATGCTATTTTAGGAGTAGCTCAAACAGTGTGGGGTGGAATAGTTAATTTCTTTACTGTGGATATACCTGCTGCATGGCAATCACTATTAGATTTCTTTAATGGCGCACCTGGTTGGTTTGCTGATTTATGGGCTACAATACAACAAGCTTTTGTAGATGGTTGGAATGCTATAGTAAATTTCTTTACGCAGACTATCCCACAATGGATAAATAGTGTGGGAGAATGGTTTAATAAATTGCCTTACTTAATTGGTTATGCCTTAGGATATGCTTTAGCCACAATAGTTAAGTGGGGAGTAGATACATGGAATTATCTTTCTACCAATGTACCTATTTGGATAAATAATGTTGTTAACTTTTTTGCTACATTGCCAGGCAGAATATGGACTTGGCTAGTTAATACGATTAATAGAATAGTAAATTGGGGACAACAAACTTATACCAATATGGTTAACGCTGCTATAAGAGCTATAAACGCAACTATTCAATGGTTTAGTCAATTGCCAGGTAGGATATGGACTTGGTTGGTTAATACTATATCTAGGGTAGCAGAATTTGCAGTTAATCTAGCTTCAAGAGCACGGGAGGCTGGAGCTAATATGGTAACTAATATAGTTGAAGCAGTTAGAAATTTACCTTCTAGATTTTTGGAGATAGGACGAAATATTGTACAAGGTGTATGGAATGGTATTACTGGAATGGGTGGTTGGATTCGAGATAGAGTAAATGGATTCTTTAGTGGAATCGTAGATGGTGCTAAAGCTGCATTAGGTATTCATTCACCTTCCAGAGTTTTTAGAGATCAAGTAGGTAAGTACATGGCCCAAGGTGTTGGAGTTGGATTTGAAAATGAAACTGAAAATATAAAAAGATCTATGCAGAAAGATTTATCAAGCCTTACTGCTAAAATGAAAACTACAGTTGACTTTGAAACTTCTAAAACATCAAGAGCAATGACCGCTGGAA